GACAAATCAGGAGAGATCGTTAGTTTGGAAGCGCCCTGTAAAGACTTCAAGCCCTCGGCAAGAGACTTGAGCTTTTCACCAGCATTATTATCCAAAGCATTCATACCGCCCCGGATAGACTTCAATCCGTTGACCACAGACTGTAGTCCGCAACCGCCGTTACAAGCCTCTTTAAGGGCTTTCAGCTTCCCGGTGAGTAGTGTAATGGATCGCTGTGCTTCTGAAGCAGTGGCGCTAATTTGAATTTGTAAGTTATCAATATCAGCCATTATCCGTACTCACCTCCTTTGGTTTCATATATTTGGAATTAACCTTAGTAGCATACATGTCCATTGCTTTCTTGAGCTTATCCATCTGCTCCCTTTCTTTATTTTCCTGTTGTTTCTTAGTAGGTGCATGGATGGTGTATGGCTCTGATGGGTACGGATGGGGTTTAGTACCCCTCTTGGCATAAGGATTGAAGATAGGACTCGCGTCGCAGATCGCTTCATAGAAATACATTCCCTGAAGCCAATACTGCTGGTTCATCATATCTTCACGCAGTTTCTGAGCTTTGCGATAGGCTTTCGCCAGAAATACATCCCCACGCCAGAACTCATCCGCACTCATGCCGATGGACAAATAATAGGGGAAAACGTCGTTGAATACCTTGGTGTAAGTAAGGGTAGGGCCGTTTACGTCCCTACCCGTTCCTTCGTCATCGACTGCTTCTTCGGACGGAGAACCGATTACTCGTTCACCGTCCAAGTCACGTTTCCCTCGGCCCCCTCGGGTTCATCCATCAGGGTGGAAAGAGTATCCCGGTACATCTCAACCAATTTCTGAATCAAATCAGAACGGTTGGTCAGGCCATTGAACATTCTATCGACGTCCTTACGCTTGATCCCACGATGATGGGCCGCAAAAGCGCCGTAAAAAAGCTCAGGGATACGAAGGGCGGGCTTAGTAAAAAGCTCATCAGCGACGAACCCCATAGATTCCATAGTACGTACAGTCTCCCGAGTATACTCAAGAGTATAGGTACGATTCTCATACGTGATCGTAATTTTGGTGCTCATATTTGTCCATCCTTTCAACATTGTCCAAAGTGTTGATGCCCACGGCCCCGCCGCCTCCGTGGACAATCCCACAGCTATAAATAGCGTCCGTATTATTAGTTATAGATTTAGTCTGGATCAGGATAGGCTGGTTCTTCTTGCAACACTACCACGTACTTGTATTCTGGTACAACGCCACCTGATTCAGGGCCATCAAGAAAAATAGCAATCCGCTCAACGTTACTACTTGGATAATATACAATGCCTTTAGAAGCATCATATGTGATTCCCGCACCAGAATCATTCCAATAGTATCTAATATTTGAGTAACTTGAATTTGCTGTGATCTTAAAACATACAATGTTTGGAGAAATCCCGCCATAATTCATCTGATAAGCGCCCTGTGCGGATGGGTCTACGTCAGGTATGCTCACAGCATGTAATACGCCGCCCCACGAAGAGATTTTAACACCAGACCTGACGGTTACCTCAGAATCAGGCGGGGTTACGTAGGGATCGTGATTGCCTCAGCCTGATCCTCGAGATAACCCCAAGTAATCGTGCCGTCAACACCGATAACGGTGCTGGGAGCGATAGTAACAATCATGTTGCGGACTTCGTTGACGCCAGCGCCATCAGCGTAGATATCAAGATAGCCGCCCCAAGCATACTTGCCCTGATCGCCAGTGGGAATAACCGAACCGCCGCTCTCAGTGCCGCCAAGCCACACGGCATAGCCGCAGAGCTTACCACGGAGGCCATACAGGAAGTCAAAGATGCTCTTATCGTAGTTGAGAGTGAAGGTCTTAGCTTCATTCTCCTGAATACCCGGGATATAGGTGCGGGCCCTATCAGACAGCGTAGTAGTTTCGAGCATTTCGGGAGCACCTCCCAGCGCGGGAGTGTCCTTAATGTCGCACAGCTTTGCCCACGTCGCGGACGTCGCAGTAGCGGCAGAAGTCAGACCCATCAGAAAAGACTTATAGGAACTGATCGCCATTTTGTAATCACTCCTTATCGTTTGTAAATCGTATAGTTATTGTTCCCGTTATCCTGAACAATACCTGAATATCTGCCAGTAATACGGTAGATAGTAGCATCAGCCAGATTCTGCGTGGGACTGAGCATCGTCCTTGTAAACCCAAGTTTCTGCATCACTCCGTCCGCTACTTCCGCAATGGCTTTTGCCTCTGCCTTTTTACCAGTCTGTTTATTAGAATAAACATTGATTTCGTACATAACAGCGGCGTGATTTTCATAGTTCTCGTTGGTACGAGAATTTCGCCACGCCGTGTTATCGCGTTCCTCAATGCTTACACAGGGAAACCGGGCAGGAGTCCTGACGTACTCTCCCGTAACGTAGATACCATCAAAAGAGGCTCTCAACGCCGTCGCAACTTCTGTGAATAACTCAAACTCACAATCGATCATTCGTTGAACACCTCCCTTGCTAAATCTACAAGAATCGTGAGCACCTCCTGTACTCCATGATACATCGGCATAGCCGCTGGTGTACCGTGAGTCAGGATCGGATACTCATGAGTGCTCCCGGGCAGAGCCCAGACGTTTCGCTTACCTTGGCCTTTTCCATACTCGCCAATCAGGAATCCGTTTTCCTCACCTTTAGGATGAGGGGACGTCCCTGCGGCCCCGTTATAATACACACCAGCGCCAAACTCGATGAATACTGCCTCTTCACCAGAAGCAATAACCAACGTGACGTCTCCATCGTCTTCTACATTCACTTGGACATCCGGGGGAGGTGGCTCCATCCCGGTAAATATGTCAGTGGTAAGGGCCGTGGAGAAACCAGCTTCAGCGCTCCAGCGTATCATTTCAGCCACCCTCTCCCGGAGAATCTGGGCTTTCCTGTCCAGACTCCGGGAGTACGCCTCCAGTTCCGTTATCAGGTTCTGTATGCTGTTCGGCGTTAGTGTTGCTCTGAGAACTCGACTGCTCATATACTACATCCACTCGCTTAATTGCAATTGCCGTAAAGTTCACACTACGCGAAACTCGACGAACCACATAATTGAAACTGTCTTTGGTGGGATCGGCTCCATCCAGCCAGAGAACAGAATGCTCGTCGATAGGGTAGTCCCTAACAGGTAGCATCAGCACTCTGTCGTAATCAATGTTGATTCCGAAAATATCAGCAAACTCGGCGTTTTTAGCCGCCGACACGTTGGCGTATAGGGCTTGCGGTTCGGTGTAGGACACGTCCTGCCCGTTTTCATTGCCCCATTCATCAGTCGTGGTAGTCACTCCATCATAGAGTGCGTAGTACAACTGTTGGCGGTTTCTTCCAGAACACCTCACGTCTCACACCACCTTGCAGATGGGACGGACGTTGGCGTGGATATATGCCAACATGGAGTCATACCTAAACGTTCTACTGATACCGTTCTCTGAATGGTTGGTTTCACCTTCAGCACCAGCGTTGGAAAGGCCAGCCAGCACAGCATAAATCTGGGTAATCTCGAACTCGGCGGGAACCTCCGTGGGCGCTGTCCCGTAGGAATAACGCCACGACAGAATCTCCTGCTCTGCCATTTTGAGGTAAGCGGTCAACAACTCCTGACTCGGAACCACCGGATCATTGGCAAGCAGTGAGGACAGCAGAACGAGTTTTTCATTGAGCGTCATACCGTTTACCTCCTTTCTTACGCTTTAGTAGTCTTCCTGCCACGTTTGGGCTGGGGAGCTGGCTGTTCCTCCTCATCAGGCTTCTTTTCGAGCACCGGAATCACAGGTTCCTGAAGCTCGTCTTCCTCGATGAGACCTACAACCAGTCCAAATGGTGTAAGTTTTTCAGCCATACTTCCTCCAATTACAGGGCAGTAGCGCCACGATGCAGATAGATGCCCTTCTTCTTGTTGTCATAGACAAAAGCATCATAGTAGGCGCGATAGTCAAACTTCCAAGCATCCGCAGTCTGGAGCACATCGGGCCCAAAGATACGGGGCAGGACATGCTTCATGACCTTAGTAACAGCGCTGGGATGTACGATCATGAAGTTGATCGGATAACCCGTGGAAGCAGTGCCAACATAGCCGCCACCAGTCTGGTCTGTCGGAGAACTGGTCGTGCCATCATACATAGTGATGGCAGTATAGAAACGATTCTGAGGAACACGGACAACACGCATATCGTCGAACATTTCGATCCGACCATTGACGTTATTTTCAGTGTTGAAGATCATCTTCTCCACCTTAGCGCGGAGGCCAGCATAAGCGGTCTCGCTGATGAACAGAATACGGCCCTCCTGCGGGACTTCGTTTTCGTTCATGCTACGCTCGGCTTCTTCGACCAGCGCGGGAACGTTGGTCGTGCCAACAGTGATGTCAGCGGGAGAAGCCGCCGTATCGATGCCATCAACACCAGCAAACTTAGCGAAGGTGTAGGCGTCGATTTCGGGAACCACTTTGGTGCGAATGAACTCACCAGCCAGAGTACCGAAAGCCATATCCAACGTCTCTTCGTTCAATGTGTTACCGTAGGAGCTTTTTATCTCCTACTTCTCATAGTTTCCTATGAGTTCAGCATACCTTATCATCCTCAGAAGTAGGATGTCGGACACTCGTGGGGACGTTATATTCTGTAATTTACAGTTTCAGTCCCTATGCGTTGCGTGTGGTTAGGACGTTACTCCCAACCTTCCACTCTGATTAGCATATTCGATGAATTGTTCCTTGGTGTTCCAACCTTGTCCATACTGCTTGTGAAACGCCTTATGGCATTCAGCACAGAGAGTAACACCATTATCTGGATTGCATCTGTTTTCAACGTCCCAATTATAAGAATTGAGATGATGTACTGCCAAACTTGAAGTGTGTTTGCCACAAATTACACATTTGTAATCATCTCGTCCTAAAACTGCTTTGAGAAAACTTCTGCGTTCAGGAACTTTTCGTGTCTGTTGTCTGTCTTCGTCTGTGACCCACGGATCGATATTGACTCTGCGTTTCACTTCATTAGCGCATTCTTTCGAGCATGTTGGGTTTGGCCTGATGCTCAACCTGTTATCGCTTCTAAGAATCTCTTTTCCACAGACAACACATTTGACGGTATGTCTTTTGACCTTTAAGATCGTCTGACATTCTCTGGAGCACACCGGATGTTCAGCACGTTTTATCAACGCTGGTTTCCGATTAAACTCCTTCCCACAAATGTAGCAGACACATTTCATCGAACTTAGCCTTCCAGTTTTCTTGTCCGATTTTCACTCATCAATTACTTGGTGAGGGGACAACGTTCGCCATTAAGCGGCGATTCTATCCATACGATCGACGATGAAAGAACGACCACGGTCTTTGGTCAACTGAAGCTGTTCCCACGTACCAGTTACGGAACCAGCAACGAAACCAGTGTTGCGGTTGTAGTTGCCGAGGCCATCCATGCTGGTCTTGAAGACCTTAACAGTGTTAGCGCCCGTAAAATCGACCTGAGTCGCATCCAGAATGGCGGTTTTGCTGTTATACTTGTAAACTTCGTCCAGAAGAGGCAGATACTTCTGGGCAAGTGCGATAGAATTAGGCATTTGTGTAACCTCCTCTTATCCGAGGCCGAAATACTTTCTAAGTTTCTCCCTTTCGGCCTTTTCTTTTAATTCATCAGTGATAGTATCACCACTCGGCGGTACAGGCACATCCTTCAGAATCTGCTGACGAAGGGCCTTTTCCGCAGTAACTTTATGTTTTCCCATAATGCTGAATACCTCATCGGTATCACCATCAGTAAGTGCCACTGCCGCTTCAGTGGCGAGAGCGTCATCATAACCCTGTGCAAGGAACGACGCCTTGTGAGAGGAAATCGTTTTCTCACGCCGTAGGGTCTTTAGCTCGGCTTCAATGGCTTCTTCGTGGGCCGCACGATCCGCTTCACGAGCCTCTTCCTCTGTCATCCGAGACTTTAACTGCTTCTTGGCAGTAGCCAATTCAGACGCCAGACTATCAAACTGTGTCTTTTTAACATACCCTTTCAGGTCTACCGGGGCGGGTTCAGGCGCTTTGGGTTCATAGCTGTCCAGCAAAGCTAATTTCTCCTCAGCAGTCATATCTTCCTTATACCCCTCGACTGTGCTCCAATCAAAAGCCATAAATACCTCCTGCGTTTGATGACGCTGTTCTCTCAGCGAGTTCTTAATCGCGTTTTTGCGACTTCTCTGTCGTTTGCGTTTGGTGAAGCGGTTCTCTCCGCTATTTCAAGGGCCTAAGCCCGTTTGAAATCAGGTCTCATCAGCGACTGTACCGAACTCAGTCCAAGTACCGTCGTTAGACAAGCACCACCAGTGCTGACCGTCTGCCGTGTATGCCATACTACCCGGGAACGCATCGGCGGGGGCGTCTGCACAATCCGCTTCAGCGTCTACCAGAAGGGAATACAGGTTCTTAACCTGAAAACCGCCGTTGGTAGTATCTGGAACCATACGCGACTCGGCTTCAGTGATTGTAAGTGCCATGTCGATTAGCTCCTTTCGTTCGTCGGAGTGTAATAGCACCGACAATATGGGTGTTTAGCAGGGAGACGGTCAAGCTCGTAAACTTGTCCGTCCCTCTCACGACAGACCCGACAGACTTTGGAATCCTGTTGGGTATTCCACCGCACTCGATCCACCCCGGCGTCCCGGAATGCCTCGTTTCGTGCTTCGTCTGTCATGGTGTCTGCCATTTCGAGGATTTGCCTTTCCAGCAAATCACGAGCCCTTTTCAGGGCCTGACGAGCTCTCTGGGTGTTGGCTACTCTAACAGCATCGCTTGATTGAGCCACGCTCATCATAGCTTCCTTCAATCGGTCACGTTTCCTGATCCACTCTTTGCTATACTGGTACTCCATTTTAGGATCGTACCCATCCAGAATCTTGGCTACATACAAGTAGTCCAAGTCCCGCTCGGGTTCTTCTCCGGGGAAAAGCTCGTCCCAAGCGTCCCGGTATGACCGTTTAGCAATCTCAAGGTAACGCCCGTTGAGGAACTGATAGAGAGCGCTGTAGAGTTTATCCACGGCGGTAGTGACTGAGATAACGTTCAGGCTATCCCAAGCCGCCCTCAGACTGTGGTTCTGAAACTCAGCACCGACTCGCCTGAAAATCCGTTTCAATTCTCTGTCAGCATGACGGTAAATTGCCGTCTCACTCATTCAGATCGCCGTCCTCGTCCTCTGTGGGTACAGGCTCTGCACTGATGTCCACAAAGTCCCATTTCTTGAGGAACGGAATGCTCCGCTGGTACACGTCCAAAGGATCGTTGAAGAGGCCGCAAGTCGCAATGGCGATCTCGGGGTGTAACCCGGCCTGTAACATCGCCTGTAGCGCCTGACTCTTGCTCTGAAGATTATCGTGCTGACGTCGTGTGAATTTGCACTCCACCTCACTCAGCTTCAGGTCGAAGTCTCGCCTCATCGTAGATACAATCGACAGTACCTGACGCAGGAACAGTTTCTCAGCCCGTTTGAAGAGCAGTTCAGTATCTCTGGCCCGGGCCTCACACTGGCTCCATCCATCACGGAGGAACACGGCCTGACCCGTATCTGAGGTGCTCCGACCACCTTTAGTAGTGGTAGGCATCCCGCAGATAGTGAGTACCTGTTCGTACAGGTAATCCACCAACTCCTGAATCTGACTCTGGTTGAGTTCCTGAGAAACCAGAGTTACGTCGCTATCAAGCCCGTCTGCGTTCTTAATGAAGATCGCACCAAGCTCACCAATCTTCTTGACATCATCCGACTCGATATCGCAATTCTTGAATTTCAAGAACGCCTGTACAAACTGCTCCAGACCATCAAGTCTGTTCGACTCAATCCTGTTCATGGCATCGAGCAGGGGAATAGCGGGTTCAAACGCTCCCATGCAAGCCATGTTCAGCCTGTACTCAAAGATCGGGATGTCATCGAGACCGTGGGGCCTCCAGACCAGAATGGCTCCCTCTTTGACTTCAAAATAGTGTGTACGTGTGTAGCCACAGTAGTACACCTCGAAGTCAAACGGTTTGCCGCTCCTCGCCCGGAAGACTACCCTACAGCCCATAACCCTGTGATGACCAAATCCTGAGTTATAAACCACAAAAGTGGTTCGTGGATCAAGGGTGTCGATCTCGAAAGGAGCTTCATCCCCTTCTGCCACGCCCGGATATCGGTCAGGCAGTACCATACGATAGCCAACACCACATACCGCCATCCACATAGAAAGGTCTTTGTCGTGGCTTGCTTTGTCCTCACTGAACATAAAATCGTTCAGGAGAGTGATCTGATCCGACGCCTCCGGTCTGTCGCCCCTCCGGGTATAGGTCACGGGTTCACCGAGGAAATACCCAGAAGTAAACTGCGCGATCTCAGCGGCGTGGTTCTCAACCACCTTGTTACAAATCTCAGGCCTGACGTTCTTCTTCCTAAACAGGATGGGCTGTTCGCCCCGCATGTACCGCCAGAGATAATCGATTTCTGCGGCGTTGAACTCGTAGATACTAATTGCTTGAGTCAGCACCTCTAACAGATTGCCCCTCGTTATCTCTTCGACAGGAGTTACAATCTCTCGACGTCCAAACAACAGCAAATCAATGTTATCTTTCTTCGCATCTTCGCCCAAGTCGATTACCTCCTTCCACAAGAAATAAAAAAATACGCTTAATGCTTTTACGACATTAAGCGCATTAAAGAGGTGCGTCCACCTCCACGCTCGTATTATACCATACACAATATATAGAGTCAAGGGGTCTAACTACAATATATTGTATTAAAACGGCCTCTGCCTGATTTCAACATGGCCCAGCGTCACCCCGGAAACAAACTCAGCCAACTGAGCCAGCGCATCGACGGTATCGTCGTGCTTATTCCTGCCTGACATGGTGTAGCCGCAGATCATGTTCATAGCTGTCCGGTACTCCCGGCTGTAGCGGCTCTCGTCCTTAAACAGGAAATGGTCTTTGACATAGGGCGACCACATGATGATCTTGGTCTCTTTGTTAGCTGTAGAAAACTTGGTAGTAATCTTCGTAATGCCGCCCTTCTCTATCACCTTCTCCTGTACCGTCTTAGCCACCCTGCCGCCAGCACTGTTGCTTTCAAACCGAGAAACTTGAACTCTATGCTTTAAGAGGGTTTCCACCAACCTCTCATCCACCACGTCAGGATTGCCGTTGTCACACAGGATTTCTTCTATATAATATTGATCTCCGTACTTGTAAGCAATCGGCATAACGCAGTAGTCAGCACCACGGTCTTTCGTGTCGCAAACGCTCAGGATAGCATCTGGCTCCTTATCTGGAAGATCGAAGTACCGCTGGAACTCTTCAGGATGATAGAGGAGGCCCTCCCTCTCAATAGGCTGGTTCATATACAGCGCCCGCCAGCTAACATCGTCCATGATGTTCCTCTGCTCAAGATAGGTCTTAGTGGTAAAACCAACACCATACATATAATCAAAATTACTCTCGTTGTCCCCATTCAGCGCCGGGATCGCGATGAATCTGGCCCGGGGATTCCCGTCATACTCCCTCTCCAGCCGCCCGATCACATCATGGACAGACCAACGGGTCGCTATGTGCAGTTCCTTACAGTGGTCTCCGATCTTACGCTGTCTCAGGTCTGTGGTGTATACCTCCCAGAGCTTATCCAGACGATCTTTGGACAGCGCCACCTCGATACCGGACACGAGGTCATCACAGTACAGCAGTGTGGCGGCACGATACAGACCAGCGTTTCCGGTTCCTATGGACGTAAACTCCAGCGTCTCGAACCTCTTCCTGCGGCCTATATCAATACGGCAGTCTTTAGCGTTCGTGCCAGATACGCCTATACCAGCAAACACCTCGTGCCACAGATACTCCCCGTGAGGATCGAGCAAACGCAGACACTCGTCGTAGACGCCCCGGATAAAGGAATTGCTGTGGGAGCCAGTCAGGATGGGCTGTTCTGGATACCTACCAGCCAACCACGTCAGGAAGAATATAGCCAACGTGGTCTTACCCACGCCCGGAGGAAGACTGATAGCCAGCAGATCGAGCTCATCGTCAGCAAGGGCCTGTAGTGAATCTACAATGGGTTTCAGTTGTTTGCGGCGGGGGAGATAGAACCTCTTCTTAGGCTCCCGCTCCCACTCCATATATTGGATATAACTATCGAAATCCTCCTGAGCCACGCTCAGAAGCCCGCCCTTCTCGAGATTGAGAGCTTCTTGGGCATCAGTAATACGATCCTGCTCCAGCAGGGTCAAAGCCAGAGTATGCAAATCCTGCACACATTGTAGCTTATCCTGCTTCGTCCCCATGTTCTGGGCAGTCTCCAGATAGGCCTGATAGTGTGACAGATTCGGCTCCTCGTTCTGGATGAGGTTTTTGATTTGTTCTAATAGTGTCATGCAGTGTTCCTCCTATATAAAAAGCGGACAGCTTTAATCGCTATCCGCGCCTGACTTTAATTTTCGTTCACAACCCATCTTGCGCTGTACGTGAACGCCTCTCGCCACTTCCGGGGGACTGTCGAATCAGTTACGTACTCGTAACCATGTTCGTCCTCCCTGATCCTCATTCGCCACTGACTGTGTACATCGTTCTCCACCCACAGCGTCTTCTCGGTGCGTTTCAGCACTTTGATGTTGCTGATACCGCAGTCATTGCACTCATACTCCTTACCTACTTCAAACGACATCATAATGAACACCTCCTTTTTTATTTTTCGAGAATTTTCCGAGTCAGGTTGTACCACGAGCTCTTACTAATGTTCAACCGCTCACAGCACTGTAGCACCGTCATCTCCCGGGCCTGAATACGCCTCATATAATCTATGACCTCAGACCGGGAAATCTTGAGCGGCTTTCGGCCCTCCCTCCAAGCAGGATTCGTTGCCCTAGCAGTAGCCTTACCAGTCTGTGTACGCTCGACGATCATGTCCCTCTCGAACTCAGCGAACGCAAACATGATAGTTACCATCAGCTTGCCCATCGGCGTGTTGTCCGCTTTACCCATGTTCAGGATATGTACTGATATCTGGTTATTGAGCAGGGCCTGAATCTGATGGGCTCCATCAGCCGCTGTTCTGGCGAACCTGTCCAGCTTGGTTACTACCAGTGTATCACCCGGCTTCAGTGTCTTCATCAGCTTACTGAACTGCGGCCTGTCCATCTTAGTTCCAGTATAACTGTCCTGATAGATGTTCGAGGGGGCCACACCCGCTTCGCGGAGTTTCTGCACCTGATCTTCCAGTGAGTTACCGTACCGTTCCTGATTCTTGGACGATACTCGAGCGTATCCGTAGATCATTTTGTCATCCTCAATAAGTAGTAAATGATAGCGAATGGAATTATGATGATAGCGATCAGAGTAACCATTAGATATCGATCACCCACTCTCCCTTGTCCTTGAGGTTACTCCTAATGATGAGTTTGCAATCTAGCTCGTTTAAAAACTTCACGAGTGTGTCAACTCTCATGTCGTTTTTAGCTGATGCCTTGAGACGTTCTGTGATTGCTGACTGGGTGGAGTAACCAAGCTTCTGAGCTAGATAAGCCTTAGTGATTTGGCGTTCTTCGATGATTTCGTTGATAGCGGTTTTAGCGTTCATTTTCTCACCTCCGAGGAGAGTATAACACATTCATGATTTCGTGTCAACACGTTTTCGTGAATTTTTTGAACTTTTTATTTTTCGCGGATATTTGAGTACCTCCTCCCGGGCCGCCCGGGCGGCCCGGGCGATCCCCCACGGGGCCACCACGAGCCCCGGCCCAGCGACGGCGACCGAGCCCGCCCGCCCCGGAACCACTCGTCTTTTGCATTTAAACGGCCCTAGAAACGCCTCGAGGCCCTCGCTGGTATAAAATACCAGCCCAGCAGAGGAAACGCGCCACGGCCCCAAAATGGCCTTAAAACGCAAAAGGCCCCGCCCGCCCGGATCAGCAGAGGAGAAGCCCCGGCCCGGAACCACTCGTCTTTTGCATTTAAACGGCCCTAGACACGAGCCGCGACGGATTGCCTATATACACCACGAGCTCGGCAGGAGAAGCCCAGCAGAGGCCCGGAAAACAGCAACAGAAAAACCCGCCCTCGAGGGCGGGCCTGATGTTACTTTGTGAGCTTCAGTAATTCAGCTATGACACAGATCGGAAAAATCAGAATACAGATCAGAAATACCATTTTTGCACCTCCTCAGCACTGCCCGAGGAAATCGCGGCGAATTTCAGAAATCCGGGCCAGTTTTTCCTCATAAGAGGCCTCTCTATCTTCCCATACTTGGCGAGCTATGTATTCATACGTTGCCAGATTCCGAGGAGCCCGCCCGGGCATATTCCGATATCCTGTACAGATCGTAAAGCCGCCAACCTCATATACGTCATAATTCCAGCCGTATACGCCCGCAGTATATGCGACCGGGGCCAGTCCTGTTAGAATATACTGAGCGCCGCAGTAGCCTATTGCCAGCAGTTTTAGAGGGTTTGAGCCCGCAACAATAGCCTTTCGAGTAGTCTTGAATTTCATGATTTTAACCTCCCTTAAAACTTAGCTAATGATTTGATCTCATTGATCCAATTACGCTCGAGCCTCTTATAGTAGGCCCGGATTTTACGATCATTTTTCCAACGCTTATACAACAATTTTAGCATTTCATTTCCTCCTTCATTAGCTCGTGAATTCCGAAAAACGTTCATGTTTTCGTGAATTGCTGGAGGCCCTCAGAGGGCCATAATTCACGTTTTAGTGAAGGCCTCCAGCAGTGCATTAACTTTTGAGTTTTTGCACTCTCAGTGCAATCTAAAGGCTATTACATCGCCCTCCTGAGCCGCCCAGCAACCGACGCCACGAGCCGCACAGTTAAAACAATTGCCGCCGCATACTTTCCAGCCCTCAGCAGGAGCCCCGTTCCGAGGAAAAACGTTCGTTTCTGGCATATTGTACGGATTAGCTGGTGTTAAACCGATCCAACCGGAATACATGATATGCAGATTGGAAGGGAGAACGTTTCCTAGACTGAGGAAATCATTCACGACGTCCCATTTTTTAGTGAACGCTAGAAACTCGGTTCCGGGGAGACGTTTCGCAACTGCTACCATATGATGAAAGTATGCAGGATTAAGAATATCGCCTGATACGTGGAAGCGGAAATACTTTACTTTCGCGGCGGCTCTTTCGACGCCCTCCCAGTAGACCAACGGTTTATAGATCGCAAGGGCCGTATTATAAGCCCATGATTTCATACGGGAGGGCCGTAAAAGTGCCAGTTTCGCGGCATAGCATTTTTCGCCGCAAGTTTTAGAGCAGACATCCGGGCAACCGCCCACAAAGGGCAGGAGGGAAACGCTGGCAACTTTACCCATTTTAGAATTGGAATTGCTGATCTTTACAGTAGGTTTTTCCTCATTCTTTACAATCTGCTTAGCTTCATTGAGTGCTTCCATGAGTTTACGAACGTTTTCATTAGTGTAATAAGACATTGTTCTATCTCCTTTCATTTCTTGACCGGGCGAATTCTGATAACATCTTTAGGATCAATCACCATATAACCGTTTTCGTCATTGTAAGCTAAGATCATTCCATTCGGAGGGAACTCGATTTCCTCAACAATAAGCCTAGTAAGATCATTCAGATAAATTACCATTCTTTTTCTCCTTTCATTTTTGAGGCCTTCAGGCCTTATTTCACGAGCTTTCAATTACTCCTTTCCGGGCCTCGTGGGCTCCTTTCGTGATATATAATAACATTCATGAATTCGTGATGCAAGTAAAAAATTCATGTTTTCGTGAATAATTCGGGAAATCCTAGGAAAAACTTTTTTTTAAAAACTATAATGTTCGGCTCTGGACACGAACAATAAACAGGCAACATATAAAATATAATTCGGAAAAATAAACGATCTCGGCACGAAAGCAAAAATACATTCCTTCATTATATAGTGAAATCAGAGGAGGAGCCCCGGCCCAGATCGGCCCAGAGGAGGAGCCCCGGCCCAGATCGGCCCAGAGGAGGAGCCCCGGCCCAGATCGGCCCAGAGGAGGAGCCCCGGCCCAGATCGGCC